AAAAGCACGATAAGCCGATAGCCAAGACCACTAAGGGTAAGGGTCGGCATTATCAGTCAGTAGAAGAAGGTGCAGGAATGACCGAAGCTGGTCGTAAAGCGTACAACGCAAAGAATGGTAGTGATTTAAAAGCACCCCAATCTAGTGGGCCAAGACACGATAGTTTCTGTGCAAGGTCAGCAGGATGGAATGGGGAACGAGGAAAAGCGGCAAGAGCAAGGTGGAAATGTTAATGAAAGACGGACTTTACAAAAATATTCACGAAAAAAGGGCTAGGATCAAGGCAGGTTCAGGCGAAAAGATGGCTAAAAAGGCTTCTGAAGGCAGACCATCTGCACAAGATTTTAAAGATGCCGCCAAGACTGCCAAGCCTACACGCAGAGAAATGATTGCTTCAAAGATGAAGGATATGTAATGGAACACATGAGCCGCAAATACAAACCTGAAGATGCCTTGCTACGCAAAGAGCATACATCTACACTAGAGAAGCAACAAGCTGACCGCATTGCCCGCAGAAAGCTAATTGCTAATAAACTTAAAGACTTGGATAAAGAAGTTAAGTAATGTACCCTGAGTACGATCCAAATGAGCCAACGCTAGGTCAATCGTTTGCCGATATTTTGCGTGGCTTTAAAAACCCACAGGCTTATCAACAAGTCGGTCAAGGTTTAGTCAACACCGCCAAAGTTATTCCTAATGTTACAGAATCTTTAGGTCGAGGGGGTGGAGCACAAGCTATAGGAACAACAGGTGATTTGCGTGATATTCGCAATACCGTTCAAAGTTATTTGCCACAGAGCGTTCAAAACTTTAGTAATGTTGCTGAGTTTTTTGCAAATCCGTATGCTAAAGCCTTAATACAAAAAGCACCTACAACTGAGCAAACACTAGAAGCAGTACCCCGTGTTACAGCCCCGTATGAAGGCTACAAGCAACACGAAACATTAGGTGAATACATTGCCCCATCTTTAGGTTACTTTGGTGCTAAAGCCATTAAAGCTACTAAAGATTTGCCAATTGGCATGACTATTCAAGATGTAACACCGCCAGTAGAGCCTGTAAAAATGGCTGAAGCCCTACGCCAGCCTGAAAAGAACACAATGGGATTCTATTCTCCGCTAGATGAAGCAGTAATGAACCTGCAAAACCAAAAAGGTACAGGTCAACAATACCTTGCACAACTTCTTAAAACTCAAGGTGTTAAACAAGAAGAAGTGGCCACACGGGGATTAGATACATTCCTAACAGAAAACCCTAAAGTTACTAAAACGCAAATAGAAGAATTCTTGGGTCAAAACCCTGTACAACTTAAAGAAACTGTACTTGGCGTACCTGAAAAGTTTGATGCAAATCGTTTAAATCAACTTGAAAAAGAATATTCAGGACTTAAAGAACACGCTATTGATGACCCATCGTTCGGTGAAGATAAATACGATGAAATGATTAAATTAATGAATTTGCGGGATAACAGCACAGTAGATTCTTTATATGAAGCACAAGGAAAAATAGAACGATTAGCCCAACAAGCGCAGCGTTCAGGTAATAAAGCCAAAGCCGATGAACTTTGGAGAGAATCTGAATTGCTAAATACCCGTGCTGAAAAGTTAGATTTAAAAGGTCTTGGTACAGCCAGCCCAACTAAATTTGGTAAACCCGACTTTAATTTGCCAAACGGTAAAAACTATCGTGAAGTGTTAATACAGCTACCAAGTGAGCGTATGGACATTATGGAAGCGGCTAAACAGCATTACAAAACATTTATACAAAGAGGTGGTGAGCCTAATTTTGATAGATTGCCATACGAAAAACAAATGGAAATTGTTAACACAATGCCCAATGAAGCTAAGAATGTATCTTCAAAAGGTGAATTTGTTAATATAAGCCATTTCGAACAGCCTAATATTCTTGCTCACATGAGAGTAGATGACCGTGTAATTGACGGCAAAAAAACGCTGTTTATTCAAGAAATTCAATCTGATTGGCATCAAGCTGGGCGTAAAAAAGGTTATCAAAACGACAGAGGTGTTGCTCAAATTGATAAAGAATTGGATGCTGTTGTTAATGAATTACGGTCTAAACCGAATGTTCAATATGCTCCATCCGAAGAAGATTGGGCAAGATACCCTGAATTAACTGCAAGGTATGATGCCTTGTCTGCTGAAAGAGCAAATGCCCCTAAAAGTGATGCTGTACCAAACGCTCCTTTTAAGAAAAACTGGCAAGAACTAGCTATGAAACGGGCTATGCAAATGGCCGCAGAAGGTGGCTATGACCGTGTAGCATTTACTACTGGTAAACAGCAAAACGCACGATATAACTTATCCAATCATGTTAGCAAAATAGCTTATGAAAAAGGCGATAACGGTTTATATGATATATATGCCAACAATCGTGATGGTAAAGAAATAATATCTAAAGAGGATATAACTTTAGATCAAATTGAAGAAACATTTGGTAAGGATATGGCTAAAAAAATATCCGAAGATCAAGGCAAAGCTGGAGATGGTACAGGTTACAGAAATTGGAAAACATTTACTGGTGTTGATCTTGAAGTAGGTGGTGAAGGCATGAAAGGCTTTTACGACAAGATTCTGCCCGACTTCATTAATAAGTACGGCAAAAAGCATGGTTTAAAGGTAGGCCAAACAAAACTGCCACCTGATTTAAACATTAACAGCATAGTGTTAAATCATACTGGATTGTCCCGTAAAGAATGGGATGCACTATCTAAAGTTGAAAAAGAGCAAACCCTTAAAGAAATTGGTTATGGCGGCAATGAAGGTGTGCATTATTTTGACCTTACTCCTGAAGCTAAAGAATCATTCCTTAAAAAAGGTCAGCCAATGTTTGCAGTAGCCCCAGCTATGGCTATTACAGATGAGGACAGTAGACGGGATGTATTAGAGAAGTTGTTTAACAGCAAGAAATAGCCTACAATTAACTTATCTTAATCAACCACTTGGTGAAGGTATGAGTATTAAACAACAAACTAATAATCCGAAGGGTAGACCAAAAGGTAGCCCTAATAAGTCCACAGCAATGGCTAGGGAAGCGATAGCACAGTTCGTAGAGGGTAACGCAGACAAACTTCAAGAATGGCTTGACGCCATCGCTATGAATGAAAAACTAGGGCCAAAGGTAGCGTTTGATTGCTTTATGCAAGTTGCTGAGTACCATGTACCTAAACTAGCTAGGACAGAACATACTGGGGATGCTACTGCTCCTATAACTCATATTTATAAATGGCAAGATGACTGAGGTAGTCCATGAGTTTGAATACAAGGTCAGGGATGCGTTTAAAGACTTCCACAAGCGTAAGGAACGCTGGGCAGTCCTAGTATGTCACCGCAGGGCAGGAAAGACCGTAGCCAGCATTAATGACCTGATTAAACGGGCAATTAAGGAACGCAAGCCTGATGGCAGGTATTTTTATATGTGTCCGTTTTATTCACAGGCTAAAAGCGTGGCTTGGGATTACCTTTTAAAATTCTCTGCACCTGCCTTAGCTAAAGCCAATCAATCAGAATTATGGGTACAACTGCATAACGGGGCTAAGATTCGCTTGTTTGGGGCTGATGCTCCTGATTCCATTCGTGGAAATTTTTGTGACGGAATCGTACTTGACGAATACGCTGACATGAAACCCCGTGTATGGGGTGAGATCATTAGGCCGTTACTTTCAGACAGAATGGGGTATGCCGTTTTTATAGGCACTCCCCGTGGTCACAACAGCTTTTATGATATTTATAACAATGCTTTAAAGAACGACAACTGGTATGTAAAGACCCTAAGAGCAGATCAATCAGGCTTGATTCCCGAAGCTGAATTGCTAGATGCTCAAAAGTCTATGTCAAGCAACCAGTACGAGCAAGAGTTCCTATGCTCATTTGAAGCCGCTATTCTTGGGGCGTTTTATGGACAAGAAATGCGTAGGATTACTGACCTAGAGCGTATTACCACGGTTGACTATGACCCGATGTTTCCCTGCCATACCGCTTGGGATCTTGGTTTCAATGACAGTACGGCTATTTGGTGGTTTCAAGTAGTTTACGGTGAGATACGGGTGCTAGATCACCACTCTAGCAACGGTCAAGCTATACCGTTTTACACTATGTTGCTAGACCAAAAAGAAAATGAATTTGGGTACAAATATGGCTTTCATTACCTACCCCATGACGCTCGAGCAAAAACATTGGCTAGTGGTGGTAAGAGCATAATCGAACAAATATCTGCAAAAATTGACATAAAACATCTAAAAATTGTTCCAAACTTGTCATTACAGGATGGAATTCAAGCAACACGACTTGCATTAACACGCACTTGGTTTGATAATAGATGTGAAGAAGGCATCGAGTGTTTACGACAATATCAACGAGAGTGGGATGATGATAAGAAAGTATTTAGGGATCGCCCTAAGCATGATTGGACAAGCCACTCAGCCGATGCGTTTCGCTATCTCAGCATTGTATGGAAAGACGAGGACAGTCCTATCCTCAAAGATTCAAGAATTAAAGGACTTCATGTCGGGCAAACGGATGTAACTTTGAACGAAATGTGGAAAGAAACCCCCAAAGTAACCAACAGGAGAATTTAAATGACATCAGCCGCCGCAACCTACGCACTACCCTACGAACATGTAGCAAATTCACAAACCGCCCAAATATTAGGCACAACAGGTGCAATAGGTGATTATCTACACCGCATTACTG